AAGTTGGAATAACAGCTCCACCATTTCATTGTCGTTGTAGGACAACAACAGCTCCTTGGTTCGAGGATGAAGAAGGTTATAGAGCAGCAAGAGATGAAAATGGGAAAACATATTATGTGCCATCTGGTATGAAATATAAAGAATGGTATAAAAAGACATTTATAACTGATAAAAAAGATGATATACTAAGTAATAAGAGTTGGTTAAAAGCAGATTTCCCAACTGAAAAGAAATTTAAAAAGCATGTAGAAAAACACTTAAATGAATATGGAAATATAACTGCTGAAGAATATTTATCTACTGCAAGAAATTTGTTATCAGAGCAATTAAGTAATGATGTAGAAGGATTTTTAAGTAAAGATAACTTTTTATTTAAATATAGAAAGAGTACTAATGATTTTGCTGTTGGAAGAGCTGATGGTAAAATATCAACCTTATTTAAGCCAAAAGAAGGTTATAATTACTGGCTAGAACAAATAAAAGAATATAAGGAGGTTTAGACATGAATTGTCCAGTATGTGGTAAAGATGTAGATGTATTTGATATTTGTGATAATTGTAATTGGCAAAACAGTGGACCAAAAGAAACTAATTATAAAGGACCAAATAAAATGTCACTAAAAGAAGCTAAAGAAGCTTATGAAAAAGGTAAAAAAGTAATATAAAAGCACTTGCTAAGTTATAAATTAGTAGGTGCTTTTATTATGTAAAAATTTATTGAGAGGGTGATTTGAAATGTTTAAATTATATATTTTATCAATAATTGTGTTTTGTACAGGGCTTTATTTATTCAACATGAAGGTTGATAGTAATGAGGAATTAATTGAATTACTTAAAAGTAAGAATATCAGAAGAAGAAAAAAATATAATTTTATTTTCCCAGCGTTATTTCCACTGCTTAACTTTATTTTAGGTGTGATATTTATAATATCTTCTTTACTAGTTAGCAATGAAGATATGATTAAAAATTTAAAGGGGGATAAATAATATGGCTAAATTTAAAAAGAAATCCGAGGAAATAGAAGCTTTTAAATGGATATTAGGAAGTCCTAATACTCCTATATGGTTTTATCAAGCTTTTGAGAAGGGAACTATATGGCTTGATGAATCTTTAAACTCTATGAATCGTAAAGGTGAAGTAAAGAAAACTATCTGTATAAAATATAAAAATGGAGTTATTAGGGCAACTAATGGAGATTGGATTATAAAAGATAGTAAAGGTAAAATTTATTCTTGTACATGTAATGAATTTGAAAAGTATTATGAGGATTTGGATAATGAAACAAAGATTTCTAATGGAGGATTGGAATGTTTAAGAGAGATAGCATTAAAAGATGTGAATTTTAAATTTGAACTCACAGGAATTAAGGAGGAAAAATAAATGTTTTATCTGTTGTTACAAGTAATAAGTATATGTTTAAGTATTACAGTATTTATGTATGTTACAGGTAATATAGTCTTTAAAATCTATCTTAAAAGTTTAAGAAAAGAATATGAGTCTAATATACACGAAGTTTCTGATGAAATTTTAAAGAGAATAAGAGAAGAATTAAATAAATCATTAGATAAAAGTCTATAAGAAGTTTTTTTATTAGGTAAAAAATGAAAGGAGGCTTATTTTATTGAAAGAGTATATAATTTGGTTTAAAAGTGGCAATAGCATATCTGGAATAGTAGATGAAGATGTTGCTGATAAGTTAATGCAAGATTTTATTGAAGTTGACTCAGATTGTAGGTATTTGAAAGGGTATTTAGATGAAGATGGAACAACCGTAATAGATTTATCACAAATAGAAGCTATATCAATAAATAATTGCAATGAGAATAATAATATTGGTTTTAGTAAGTCCTAGATAGGGCTTTTTTATTTTGTAAAAAAAGGAAAGGAGATATTTAAAATGGATTGGTTAAAAGAATTGCTAGAAGGAATAAAAATAGAGGACAACAAGATTGATGTAGCTTCTTTACAAAAGTCTATAGAAAAGAAAATAAAGGAGACTACAGTTACTCAAGAAGATTATACAAATCTTGAAACACAGCTTAATACAGCTAATGAAACTATTGAAGGTTTTAAGGGAGTTATGACAAAACAGGAAGTTGAACAATTAAAAGCAACTTATGAAGCTGAAATAAAACAGATAAGGAGGGATTCTATTGATGAAAGATTACTAACAGAAAATAGAGCAAGAAATAAAAAAGCAACAAAGGCATTACTTGAAGATATTGAGGAAGAAGATTATGAAAAGTATGAGTCTTTAAGATTAGCACAGATTAAGAAACTACAACAAAGTGAAGAAAGTAAGTTTTTATTTGAAGAAGTTCAAGAAACAAAAGTAAATTTTAGAGGAGTAAATCCAGGAGAAAGTAATCCTATAGCAGAAAAATCAACAGAAGATTTTACTTATGAAGATTGGTGCAATCAATTAGAAAATTAAAGAAAAGAGGTAAATAAATATGGCAAATACAAAATTTGACGCAAAATCATTTAATGCAGAAGCATTTGGAAAGTATATGGAGTCAGCTCCAACATTAAAGAGAAATGAATTATTAAAATCGAGAGCTTTAAAATCAAACTCAGAAATTAGAAACTTATTTAGTAGTCAAACAACTACATCATATGGAAGAATACCTATGTATGGCAACTTAGAAGGGGATGCACTTAACTATGATGGTATGACTGATATAACAGCAGATACTACTGTTACCTATGAAAGAGGTGTTGTAGTAATTGGTAGAGCTAAAGCATGGATGGAGAAAGATTTTAGCCAAGATATAACAGCAGGTGTAGATTTCATGGCTAATGTAAGAAATAAAGTAGCTTCATTTTGGGAGGAGATTGACCAGGATACATTGTTATCAATATTAAAAGGTATATTCTCAATGACAGGAACTGAAAATAAGAAGTTTGTTGATGCTCATACATCAGATATAACTAAAAATGGTGATGGGAAAGTTTCTGCTGAAAGCCTTAATACTACTATACAAAAAGCATGTGGTGATAATAAAAATAAATTTAGTCTAGCTATAATGCACAGTAGTGTAGCCACTAATTTGGAAAATTTAAATCTACTAACTTATCTAAAATATACTGATGAGCAAGGAATACAAAGAGATTTAGGTTTAGCTACATGGAATGGTAGAACTGTATTAATTGATGATAGTATGCCAGTAGAAGATGTTGCAGAAAGTGCAAGTGGTGCAGGTGATGGATATACAAAATATACTACTTATATATTAGGTGATGGAGCTTTTGATTATGAAGATATAGGAGCAAAAGTTCCTTATGAAATGGATAGAGACCCTAAAACAAATGGTGGTCAAGATACTTTATATACTAGACAAAGAAAAGTATTTGCACCTTGTGGCATTTCGTATGAAAAGAAAAAACAAGTTTCATTATCTCCAACAAAATCAGAACTTGAAGATGGTTCAAACTGGACTCTAGTAAATGATGGAGCAACAACCAAAACAAAATATATAGACCATAAATCAATTGCAATTGCTCAAATAATATCAAAAGGTTAAGTTTTTATGGAAAATAATATAATTGATAATATAGAAAAAAGGATTCAAGGTTTTGGTTATACTCTAAAGGATAGAGATAAATGGTTAATAGATTTTATAAGAGAAAAGATAGAAAATATTATTAAACTAGATTGTAATATAAGTGAAATTCCAAAAGAGTTACACAATATAGAAGTAGATATGATAGTTGGAGAGTTTTTATTTACTAAGAAAAATATGGGTCAATTAGATATAGAAAGCATTAACTTTGAAGCTGTAGAAAAGTCTATATCAGAAGGTGATACAAAGGTAGATTTTGCTATAGGAAGTGGCTCTCAAACACCAGAACAACGCTTTGATAGCTTAGTAGCTTATCTTACTACTTATGGTAAGAATAAGATATTAACCTTTAGGTGCTTAAGATGGTAAGTAAAACTAGAAAAGTAATAGAAATGTTATATAGAGATAAATGTACTATAGTTGAGTATCAGCCAATTAAAGACCCTGTAACAAAACGAACTAACAATAAAGAAGTAGTCGTATTAGAAAATCAACCTTGTAAGTTTCATATAAGAATATTACTTCAACAGAACAAGGGGAAGTTGCTAAACTTACACAAACTATTAAACTCTTTATATCTCCAAATATAAGCGTTAAAGCAGGTTCAAAACTTATTATAACTAATCAAAATAATATTACAAAAGAATATATAAGAAGTGGAGAACCTGCCATATATCCAAAACATCAAGAAATCATCTTAGAATTACTAGAGGATAAAGCGTAATGGCTAGATGGGGCAGTGTTGATTTTAGAGAGTTTAAAAGAGTTTGTAAAAAGATGGAGGAGCTTACAAAGATTGATTTAGATAAGTTTTGCAAGGATGCAGCAAGAGAATTAGCAGCACGATTACTTGGGAAAGTAATTAGAAGAACACCAGTTGATACAGGATTCTTACGACAAGGATGGAATGGAGTGGCTTATGCTAGGTCGCTTCCTGTGTATAAACAAGGAAATAATTATATTATAGAGGTTGTTAATCCGACCACATATGCAAGTTATGTTGAATATGGCCATAGAACTAAAGATGGAAAAGGTTGGGTTAAAGGACAACATTTCTTAACAATTTCAGAGATGGAACTACAAAGCCAAGTTGATAAGATTATAGAGAAAAAACTATTAATATTGCTTAAAGGAGTATTTGATGCTTAATAATATAATTGATGGAATATCTATTAAATTAGATAAAACATTTGGAGAGAGTTATACAATTTATAGTGAAGATGTGGAGCAAGGTATAAATGAACCTTGTTTTTTTATTGTTCCTTTAAATCCAAGCAAAGTATCCTATCCAAGTGGCAGGACATTAAAAAAGAACTCTTTTGATGTACATTATTTTCCTAAAAGTAATGATAAATCATTTGAAATAAATGAGATAGCTGAGATGTTACTGGAGGAATTAGAGTATATAGAAATTGATGGAGACTTAGTCAGAGGTACAAATATGAACTTTGAAATTATAGATAATGTTCTTCATTTCTTTGTTGATTATAACTACTTTACTATAAAAAGTAATGACACAGATAAGATGGATACAGTAGAGTTATTTGGTGGTTTGAAGAGAGGTGATAATTTTGAGTAAAACATTAAGCAAAGAAGATAACTACAAGTTTACTAAGGAGCAGATAGTTAACTCTAAGAAGTATGTAAATAGAAAAGATTTATTAAATGCAATTTTAAAAGAAAATGATTTATATTCCTTCTCAGAGGTAGAGGATAGAATAAATAAATTTATGAAAGGAGTGAGTTAGATGGCTTTAGGTGGAGG